AATAGAGGCAATAATGCGCTAACAGATGAATTCCGTAAGGAGATTGTACGTTGTAAGAACGAAGGTGAATCATTTCGTAGCATAGGTCGTCGTATTGGTTGTGCGCATACTACCGTGATGACTGCGTATAAGCAAGCAACAGAAGGAGCAGACTAATGGAATACTCATTCGAGCGTGATCCAGAAGCATGTGAAGATGAATTCGATAGCGTCTCTTACGCTATCGCCATCAAGCGTGGAGACGAAATCATAGCCATGACATTCGATGAAGAGATGGCAGGCACTATCGTTGATGCTCTAAACAAGCATACGCCCAATGCCTGAACTAGTCTCACTCAAAGCGCGACCTCCGCGTGTCTCCATGTTCCTATGGGGACTTCCCGGATGTGGCAAGACCCACTTTGCAAACACCGCACCCGGTAAGCGATTGTGGATCAACTTCGATGATAGCGGACTCTCCTCTCTAGGAAGCGATGAAAATGTCCTCGTCAAAGACTACACAACAGAGCCGGACTCCTGCGTCAACACAGTCAAAGACGCAGACCCTTTCGGCATCGAGCGAGCGATTAAAGACAATCCAGATATCACTACAATCGTTGTTGACAGCGTTACAGCGTTTGTCAGCAGAGCAGTCGCATACTCGGCTAATCATAAACACGCTGCGGGATCAGTGTTTGAGAATCCCGGCCCGGCAGGCTATGGTTTCAGAAACAGATTTACTCTCGGCCTGTGCAAGAGTGTCCTACTTATCACAGCAAAGCATGATAGACATTGCATCTTCATTGGACACGAGGATACGCCAACGATGTCTAGCGATAACAAAGTCATCCAAGAAATCACGGTCCTCCTCGGTGGCTCGCTCAAAGCAGAAGTCCCGTCGCAGATCAGTGAAGTCTGGCACCTAAGGGAATCGAATTTCACAAGGTCAGTGCAAGTCAGACAAATTGGCTTACACAAACCAATAAAGACGAGACTTTTTGATGCCAGTAAGAAAAGTGAATTCATTATTTCCGACAAAGCAAACAATTCTATCGTGAGACTCGATGATTTGTTTGATAAATGGAAAGAATGCAATTATAATAAGCTTCCGGTGCCTTGATGAGCAGACCTATTGAGCATGGACATGCATCACGTCTGTATGGTGTTTCGACTACATACAAATCGTGGTCACAAATGCGTTACAGATGCACAAATCCAAATAATAATCGTCGTGATAGTTATATGGGAAAAGGCATCAAGATTTGTGAACGCTGGAACGACTTCGAGAATTTTCTGGAAGATATGGGAGAATGTCCAGAAAATATGTCAATCGATCGCATCAATAATGATGGCGATTATGAACCATCTAATTGTAAGTGGTCGAATGCAGAAGAACAAGCACGCAATCGCTCTAGTACAAGATTGTCCATAGAGATTGCTGCTCATATAATACTTGAAAGGAGAAAAGGCACAACATATACAAAGATTGCTGAGATGTTCGGAACAGACCAATCTACTGCTAGTAAGATAGATAAAGGCCGCATCTGGAATGGTGCAATTGAGTTAGCTAACCAATTTGAAGGAATATGAACACAATGAGCGACGATCTTGAACTCGGAAGCGTGATTGAATTCAGCGAAGATATCTCCAAGGCTGAAGCTCCTCCGCCGCTGCCTGCTCGCAGCTACGTTGGAACTATCACCAAGGCTCTACCGAAGGTGAATAAGAATGGCGGCAAGTACGCTTCCGTCTCTTTCACTGTCAATCCTAGCGAATTCCCGCCCGACTACGCTGCTATTCAGGCTGACCCTGTTGTGCTTACGTACAACTTCGTACCGCTGGATGACACTGCCACGGCTCGTTTCCGCCTGAAGCAGTTCTGTGAGGCTACGCGCGTCTCCGTCTCTCGCCGCGTCGATCTGAACGATTTCATTGGCAAGAGCGCCAATCTCGTTGTGGTCACTGGCGAGTACGAAGGCGTTCCGCAGGCTCAGATTAAGAAGGTGGAAGCACTTTAGTACTTGCTTCTATCTAGCACTATGCGTATAGTCCCCCTGCCTCTTAGGAATGAGCCTGAGAGGCAGGGTTTCTCTTCAACACACTAGACAAGGATACTGAATACCATGGCGACCCCTACGAACAAGGTCAAGAAGCCTGCTAAGCCTGCCAAGCCGCGCTCGTTTTACTTCGTCTACAAGGGCGTGCTTGAAGGCGAGCCGACCGTGACGTTTGACAAGGACGAGGCAATGGAGACGCTTATCAAGGCGATGGAAGCCGGTGATACTGCCTTCAAGATGAAGAAGATCACGCTGCCGAAGTCGAGCCGTCCGCGCAATCCGGTTGCTCAGCTTGGCAACGCGCCTGCCTAACTCTCTGTGATCTAGAACACACAGGAAGGGCTAGGCAGTGAAAATTGCCTAGCCTTTTCTATGCTACGGAGTTGTGCATGTCGGACGAAATCTCTACAGTAACTATTCCTATTCCAGCACCATATCAACGCAACTTTGGAGTCCATGCAACGTCATATGCTAACGCGAATCGAGTGATGCAGCGATACTCTGAAGCAGACTTTCAACTGATCCAAGAACAAGCAGCTAAGTTAGAAATCACAGTATCAGCATTCATTAAAGATAGCGCGATCAACATGGCGAGAGCATTACGCGCAAAGGAACAGTCCCATGCACAGCAAGATATTCGAGATCGACGATGACGTGTATCAGATAACGACTGAGCACGATGATGGCTCCATCACTGTATCTACAGTACTGGGCCGTGACGCATATGAGGCACACACTCAGCGAGAAGTGAGAGAGAACACACCCCATGGACAATTTAATTACGGAATCCTCGATTTCCCCACCACTCGTTATCAAAGACGAGTTGCAGGAAGAGGCAATAGCCAAGGCTTGCTCCACTGAACATCGCATTGTAGGTGTTACAGGACAAGCGGGAACAGGCAAGACTTGGATTATGCGGCGTGTCTATAAGGCTTTCGAGGAAGCCGGACACGCCGTAGCTTTGTGTGCTCCAACAGGCAAAGCTGCAAAGCGCATTAGCGAAAGTACAGGTCTTCCTGCTACTACCATTCACAAGTTGCTTGAATACACACATCCCGGCGACCCTGATCCAAAGACAGGTAAGATTCTCGGAGTAAGTGTTCCTCGCCGTGACCAGTATCGTAGACTAGATCAATCCGTCGTCCTCGTAGATGAATACTCCATGGTCAACGAGGAAATCAACCGCGCACTTCTCGATGCTATGCCAGCAAGCGGTCTAGTACGCATGTTCGGTGACGCGAATCAGCTTCCTCCTATCGAACCCGGTGAGAATTTTGCTAATCGGGGCGCTCGTACACCGTCTCCTTTCGAGCGGCATCTAAAGACGTTCCCATCAACAACGCTCAAGAACATCTATCGACAAGGCGAAGGTTCCGGCATCGTCAAGAATGGTCATCGCATCATCAATGGAATGTGTCCGCAGCCAGCAGATGACTTCATGATTTCCTATACGATGAAGCATCAAGACAAGATCGTAGACTACGTGATGACGAGCGGCATCGACTTCAAGTCTCTCGACAATCAGCTAATCACGCCTACGAACAAGTCACCTATCGGCACGATCCATCTCAATCTAATCGTGCAGAACTTGCTCCAAGCAGACAACATGCGTCTCGCTAAGCAGATGCCTCGCACATCATGGGATGCAAAGAATGGCAAGACACTTCAACTCGTCCCCGGTGATAAGGTACTGTGGACAAAGAATGACTACAATCTGGAAATCTTCAACGGCGAAACAGGGATTGTTGAGTCGCTTGATAATGATCTCGTTACTGTCAATTTCGGCGATCGCACTCTGGCGATACCTCCGTGGATAGAGTACGAGGATGCAGGCGGCAAGTCGAAGGCATACGATCCTCGCGTAGCACTTGATCTTGCGTACGTCATCACGACGCACAAGTCACAAGGCAGCGAGTACATGAATGGCGTCTACATCATGGGACGCTCTGCATTCATGCTGCAGAACCGTGCTAACTTCTACACTGCTATCACTCGTATGCGCAAGCACGTCAACGTAATCAGCGATCCTCAGTCATTCCAGCAGGCAGTGATTCGGTGAGCAAGATACCACGGAAATTGCCCATCAAGGACAATTTCAAACTACTCCAACTAAAACCTAGCGAAGTGTTCTTCTGGCCTTGTACGCGAGAAGAACGACCTGGACTTGTCAAAGCTCTACACGCTGCGAACTCATACTACATGAGTACTGAGCGTATGGAAGATAGTATCTATACTGTCTCTGTAGAGCGTGACGTATGTGGTGTGATGTACGGATTGAAGAGGATAGAGAAATGAGTGAGAATGCAACCGAGACACGTCATATTCTTATGGTACTCAAGTTATCAAAGAGTGGAAAAGATATCCTCGCAGAGCTTGATCCTGACAAAGCGAATCTTTTACATCACGCAATTGGTGTAGCAGGAGAGGGCGGAGAACTACTTGATGCAATCAAGAAGCACGCCATCTACAATAAGCCTATTGATAGAGTGAATATCATTGAAGAGCTGGGCGATCTTGAATTCTATATGGCAGGAGTTCGAGAAGCGCTTGCTATTTCACGAGAGGCAACATTGGTAGCAAATATGTATAAGCTATCTAGACGCTATCCTATGTATCAATACTCCAATCAACATGCTCAAGATCGCATGGATAAGAAGTAATGCTTAAGTTCCTTCTCCTTAACGGACCTCCGAAGTCCGGCAAAGACACCATTGTCAAAGAACTCACTCAATACGTGAAGTTCAATCACATCAAGTTCTCAATGCCTATCAAGCGTATGGTAGCTGCATTGATGGATATACGAGAGAGCGATCTTGAAAACTTCAAAGACATCCAAAGTCCCGTGCTTCAGCCGAGAAACACTACGCTCAAGGAAGTACGAGATACTCCGCGCAACTTACTCATCGCACTCTCAGAAGACTTCCTCAAACCCAAGTACGGAGACGACTTCTTCGGACGCATCTTCTGGCAACACGCCAAAGGTAGCGCACACAACCTTATCGTCTCTAGTGACTGCGGTTTTGAAGCGGAGGTAGAACGTGTCATATCCAACGCCGGCGCGCACAATTGCCGTCTTGTTCGTCTACATCGCGATGGGACTAGCTTTGACGGGGACTCTCGTAGCTATCTTCGAGACGGTCTATGCCGCACGTTCGACGTACCAAACAACGGCACGATCCACGAAGTGACGATGTTCGTTCTGCGTATTCTCGTACGTGAATTCCAAGAGCCTCTGCTGAAGGAGCCAACATGGGTGAAAGAATAGAGCGATGCGATGGCTGCAAGCATTGGGAGCCAAATGTCTATGATGACTACGGCTCAACTGACAAAGCAATCGTACACAAATGCAAGAAAGCAGTTGAGTTTTGGACAGTTACAGAATGGAATGATGACTACGATAGAGTAACATTACCACAGTACGCAGATCAGATGATGTTTGTCCAAGATGGATCATCGTATCATGCTACTTTATTGACGAAAGCTGAGTTCTTTTGTGCTCATTGGGAGAAGCAAGAATGAACAAACCAAAGCTCGTCATCGGAGCATTCGGTATTGATACAGGTTCAGGCCAGTATCAATACCGATTCACTATCTCCCCGCTCGTGCAAGGTAGCCCTGTCTTCATGACTATGCTATACTGTTTCAACGAAGATAGAGATAAGAAGCAAATAATGCACGCACGTAAGCGGATCGCACTGGAATTGAAACAGCGCCATCATTCATGCTGGCAGCGATACCACGCATGGCTGGAGAACAGATGACACCACTCCAAGAATCTACTGCAAATCACATCACTGCTCTAGGACTACAATACAACGTCCTAGGCAGTGGCTCTCCATCATCGCAGATCGTGATAGTGGCAGAGTTTCCTGGTGAAACAGAATGTCAACTCAAGCAGCCTCTCGTAGGCAACAGTGGGCGATATCTATGGACAGAATTGCAGAAGATCGGAGTGAAGCGCGAGCAGTGCTACGTCACAAATGTAATCAAGCGACGTACAACAAGCGAGGACAACAAGAACGACAAGTCTCCTGTACCTGCGGAAGAGTTGAGAAAGTGGAACGCAGTCTTGATGCAGGAGTTAAGCGTACTTGCAAACGTGAAGTACATCGTACTGCTAGGCAACGTCGCATTGAAGTCTGTAACGGGACATTCGGGCATAAAGAAGTGGCGTGGCTCAGTTATTAACTTCACTAAAGAAATGGGATTTCAAAGAGATGGTCAAATACTTATCTCGTACAATCCAGCGTATATCCTTCGCGATCCAAGTGTGGAAGTCCACTTCAAGATCGACATTAGGCGACTCTCCCGTGTACTTAATGGCACCTATAAGCCATATCCCATCACGGCACATATCAATCCAAACAAACGAACTGCACTTGACTTTCTACGAGGATTGCGCGCTGCTAAAATTCCAGTATCTACCGACATCGAAACAATCGGAAACGAAACAGCCTGCATCGGATTCGCCAACAACAACCACGAAGGAATGTGCATCAACTTCCGAGACGAGCGGAACACATCTCGATACGATCTCCACGACGAATGCGCTATTAGACTCGCTATCCAAGAACTCTTCCAAGACAAGCATATCCAGATCATTGGACAGAATCTTAACTTCGATGCCTACTGGCTTTATTACAAAGATCGGATTCTTGTTAAGCCTTGGTATGACACTCTTCTTGCTCACCACACTCTATATCCTGCACTACCACACTCGCTAGCATTCTTGACTACAGCGTACACAGAGCATCCATACTACAAAGACGAGAAAGACGACTGGCGTGCTGTTGGTTCCATGGACGGCTTCTGGGAATACAATGTCAAGGACTGCTGCATCACGAGGAAAGCATGCGAGGAAACCCACAAAGAATTACGCTCGCAGAAGCTAGAGAGCTTCTTCTTCTCGCATGTCATGAAGCTCCAGCCGCATCTAGTAACCATGACTATCAATGGCATTCTGATAGACCAGACGCTACGTGCCTCGATCGCGACGGATTTGACTGCACAACTAGATGTATTAGAGAAGGACTTTGTTCAGAAAGCACAGATAGCGACGAGCGATCCGAACTTAGAG